TAAATGTGTTATAAAACACTTTGATACATTCGCACTCATCCCACGTTCCAATCTCATAACGTGGATCATTTTCTATAACTGTACTATAAAAATCTACAAGTTCTCGTGCATCGCCTGTCTCACTACCATCTTCGGTACCGATCATTACCATTTCTGGATTTACAAAATCCCACGCAACACTTCCCATGGCAATTAAGTATGGATTGTATACAAAACGTGTATTAGTTACAAGTGGCTCTAATTCTCTGCGCACTGTGCCTGGAAGCACTGTGCTAATAAGCACAAGCATTTGTGCAGGATTCATTACACTATTGCATTCATGCAAAACATCTTTAACAATGTCGTAACTAAAGTCTTTGGGTTCTAAATGTGCAGTAGGAGCACGACCATCATAACTAGGGTCATGCGGAGTAGGAACAGCAACGAATACAATCTTTGCAAACTTAACTGCTTCTGCAATTGTGTGTTTTAGATCAACTAGACCAATAGGATTAAAAAATGTTCCGTCACGGTTGATACGGGCAGGATCATATCCTGTTACTGTATGTCCTGCTTTTGCAATTTCCTCTGCACATGGCATTCCTAATTTGCCACAGCCGATAAATGCTATATTCATGTAATACTTTCTCGAATGTGTCTATAAAGTTCTTTACCACTGAAGAAGTCAGTTTCAAGGTTTTTAATTACTCTGTGAATTGCTGGAACATAGCCATTGTAGTTAGACATGAAGTCTCGAATTTGTGCTACAACTTTGTCTTTGTTCTCAAGATATTTATCATAACTTTCAGTCCACTCACTAGGATACTTGAAAGCATCAGTCATTTCACTATAACTAAGTCTATCTGGAACCATTGGAATAGCATTTACAAGTGCGCCTTCGTACCAACTAATACCAAGTGTTTCTTGTAGGTTAGCACTAAACACCATCTTTGCTTCGCCTAGTAAGTTATGGTATTCATTTTTAGTTAGTTCTTGTTCTTGACAAATAACAAACTCATATTCAGGCATACTTTCTTTTAGATCACGGAATATCTCAGGCTGTTTCTCAGGTGCAATGCGATGTGGGAAAAGAATAAGATCACGCTTTTCCATGCCTTTGTACATATCCATACTATTGCGCAGGTATTCCATAGGCCAACCTACACGATGTGTTCTGTCCTCGTCCATGTGAAAGCATTTGTGGAACATATCAATGTGAAATTCAGTTGCATAAAAGTTATCATCGTAACATTCATACATACTGGCTTCAGCATGTCTTACCCAACTTGCATCACCAATTAGTCTGCCCAAAAAGTCCTGTGGATCATAACTACCAGCATGCCACATACCGCCGATGCGAATGCTTGTGCCAAGTAGGCTAGCCATGTATTTAAGTTGAATAACAGTAGGGTTCCAAGCATCAGTATACAAAAAGTAATCACCATCATGAACTTGTCCATTACAGAACAGTTCGGCGATTTGCCGTAATTGATTAGACTTGTAAACATTTGTACCTCCAAAGTTTAAAAATGCACCTGGTGTTGTAGATTGTGGAACATCTCCGCCGCTGATAACTTCTACTTCAGCAAGCACTGCACTATCACTACACAATGCTCGCTGTAGTTGATCTGGAAGATGCTCTTTCCATTGTTTAGTATAGCGAGTATCAACTGCTTCAATGTCCACAATATACACTTTATTCATTAGTTTCTCCGACCGCTGGCAAACCTTCCGCCGCCACGGTTATCATTGTACTGACTCAAACGAAACTTAGCATCACGCATCCAGTTTTTAGGAATACGAGTACCTTGTTTAAATCTCAAATATTCAGCATACCCCGGAGCATCCTCACGATACAAGTCTGCTTCATCATATGCCCAACCAAATTCTTTACAAAAACGCAAGTAATCATCAAGGTCGTCAAATACTTTAACAATTTCTTTACTCATTGGTTTTCCAGCCATTTATAGTTCTCCCTTATTAGGCTCTTGGAAAAGTGACAACACAACCGTTCTCACCATCTTCGCTCACTTCAATGTGAACTTCTCGGTTTGATCCATAGCGTTTACGGATCTCTAAAAATAAATCATCTGCAATCATTTCACAGGACTTGTAGTCAAGCGCGAGCACTGTATGCCCGGCTTCGCTGCCTGCTTCATCTGTTCCCACACTGTACAGTCTTTGCAACCATCTACTGAACTGGATGAACTCGATTTCTCTATCGTCGTGGTACACTTCAATTGACACCCGGAAGTGAAACATATGACGATGAGGATAGCCAAGGAACGATACATCATCCCAATCTCCTGTTGCTAGTTTAGGATCATCCAGTGCCGCAGGATATTTGTGTATACCCTCTTTTTGGAATGTGACCCAAATCATACGCTTGCTTTTGTGTAGTTGCTGACGCATTGCATCATCGCGCATTGCATCTAACATCATGTTATCCATTACTTTACCTCTGTATCGCCTTTGTAATCACGCCAATCAGTATACACACGGCGATCCATTAAACTGTGTATGCTGTGGCACCAAACTCCGGAGTTAGTATCTCCCCAAGTATTGTCATCTAACTTCAATGTAGCATTATAGTTGAACTGTTTAATATATGGTAGTTTAACTGAAATCATGTTAATAAAGTTATTGTATTCGTCAAACCCAGTTTCTAATACTTCCTTAACATAGAATACATCATAATCCAGTGTACACCAATAGCCTGCACTAAGCAATGCTTTGATCATGTTTTCCCAAGCAGTCCAGTCTGCATCACTTTCTGGTGCGAAACTTTGACTTGTACCAAAGTACAAATGTTTAATATTGTGTGCGTCTGCTCGCTTTTGAATTTCATTGCAAGGTTGCACACCAACAACAAACAATGTTTGTTCACCGTACATTGCTGTGTGTTCTACTTCTGTACCAATAAAATAAGTAACGTCTTGGCGTTTGTTAGTGTCTAGTCCCAATAGATATATCCTCTACCATAGTTGCCTGTGCGATTATTAGCATCTTCAAATGCTTGTTGCCATTCTGTATCTCTATTATAACCTCGATCCCAGAAATTGTCAAGCACTAGTTTACCATCCATTTGCCACTGTCTTGCGCAAATCATTGCTTCATAGAATGTAGGTGCTCTTGGACTTGGAAAAATCATAGTAACTGCTTTCCACAGCATATGACTCAGTGTAGTGTCAATACCGTTTGGCTTTTCGGTTGCCATAATAATGATTGCATTTTCATTTATACAGTCTGTGTTAAACACACGATCATCTTCTTTTAGATCAACTACAATATCATATTTCCCATCAAAGTCAATTAACAGTGGCGAACCTTGTTCATCAAAGTACTCACTGTTACTTGAACCAATTACGTCTACATCAATATCTGGGAATAGTATTGCAAATGTGCGTAGCACAATTTTAGCAAGGAATCCACTACCAATGATTACTGCCCTGGGCAGTGGTGTGATTGTATCTTGTAGTGCAATAGCATGCCTTGCTTGTAGCACACAGTTGACCCCACATGCTACTGGCTCCAATATCCATTTAGGATCTGCACCAGGAACTACAACCCATTGTTCAGGTTTTACATGGTACTCATCAGCATATGCTGGTTCGCCTCGGGTTGCTACATAGTCACCGGGCTGTACACCTGAAACACCACTGCCCACCGTAATCACTTGTGCAAGTCCTTCATGTCCTTGCATAGGGATTGGTAGTGGACCAAACTCGCCATTCATCATAGCGATATCACTGCGGCACACACCTGTCATTACTGCACGAACATGTATGTCTTGCTCATCCAGTGTGCCAGGTGTATAACCACCTTGTTGAAATACACCATCTCCTAGTGTATATAATATTCTAGTCATTAGAACAACTCTAGTTGTTTATGAATCCAAACATCGCGAGCAAACTGCTCGCTCCAATATCTATCATTATATAGATTTTCTATTGCTGTGTCAACCATTTTCCCATATGCACTTTCTGGACACAGTCCGAGTGGTTCTGTGTGGATAAGATCTTTTTGTTTGTAAAACTCTATATTGATCTTATCTCCCACAGGATTTTTCCAACTTGCAGTGCAGGTATAAAAGTGCCAATCATTGTGTAACAGTATATCTGCGGTATCATCTACATCATATACACCATGCGGATCTACTACACCATAGTCTGTACTGCCCACAGTTTCCAGATCATAATGCTGATGTTTGCTTGCACTGTATAGTTGCAAATCAGTGTAGTCTGGCTCAAACACCTGTACCCAACTTAGCAAATGTGGCAATAAGTCTCTGCTTACACCGCCCCAAGCATGGCTTTTATCAGTAAACCAACTGCCTGGATTTGGTACTCGATTATAGTTGTGCCAATTGATTACAATCTCATCGCTTTTGCGAGCAGTAATGTATAGTTCTGCTAGATTGTCTCTAAACTGATTGTTCTTAACCATTGCAAAACGTGTATTTGGAAAAGTGTGTACAAGAGCCTCCCAATGTTCACTGGTACGCAATCCAGGCTTTTCTACAAATACAATTTTGCATCTGTCAGCAATGGTTCTGGCAATGTGACCATGTGTCCAGTTCGGTGTGCAAATGTGTGCAATATCAAAGTCACCTTCAACTTCTTCGATATCCCAATAGTCTGCAGGACGTTGCTGATCTACTGTTACAATGTCAAAAAGTTTGTTTTGATATATTGTTTGGTATAGTTTGCCTATGCCCATACCTACAATAAGGACTCGCATTATACTTCCTCAAATAAACTAAAGAACTGTGCGCTACTGTTAATACTCTTTTTACCAACATGTCCACGAGTACCAACTACTCGCATCCAAAGACGTTCGTGTTGATCAATCATTTCCAATTGCTTGTCTCGGTCATCAATTTCAAAAATTCTAGCAATAACGTCTTTTACTTCTTGTTTATCAAACGTATCATCTACTAGCATATATGGATATTTGCCTTCGTCAAACACACGATTTGCTTCTTGTACACTGCGCAAGTGTGTGTATACATTGTGATTCATCATTAGCATATAACTAAAACTATCCCAACTTGTATTAGTTTGTTCTCCCATACGGTTTACACATGTAGGACTATAGATAGTAATGTCATTGAGTTTCATTAACTGTGACAGTGGACTTGGCATCCAATTATCATATAATTTATCACAGTAGTCATCATATGGAGTAGTGTCTGCGTGTAATGCTTTATCATCTGGAGACTTTTCCATAATGTAACTCCACTTGTCCTCATGGTCAAGTCTATAGCCTGTATACTGTGTACCGTTACTTGTAGCAAGGAAAGGACTTGCACAGTCAAATGTAACAGTGAAGTTTTCATTGAACTGTTTGCGAATGCCACGTTGAATAGCAGTAAGCACCATTGCCCATTCTAGTTTACTGGTGCCCAGGAAGTGCATAAGGTCTTGTTTGCCTTTTTCCAGCAATCCATCGTGTCCGAGAATAACAACACGGCGCAGTGCAAGATGTAGATCACACATATTCTGACCACCCATTGCCCAGCCATTAAAATGTGCATCTGGATACTGTTTAGGATCACTGAAGTGCTTCATTTGTGCATACCAGTCATCTGCTTGTGCAAAGTTTTCACCTTGTAGCACGTTTAGGAACTTACAGTCTCCTGTGCGATTCTTAATAAAATATTCGTTATTGTACTTTGTGCCATCTGCGGCTTCTTGATAACTGCTAATTTTACTAGCGGCACTGCCTTCTGGTGATCTGTCTACCCATGCTGGAATATCCAAGATCATACCATAGTCCATGAACTTGTCCATCCAGCGCAGGACACCTTCACGTTTCTTTTGTGCTTGTGCGCATCCGCTACCAGCACGCCAGTCGCCTTCCCATTTACCTTTACCGATTTGGAAGCCACCAGAGTCACCAAGTAACCAACTGGTTTCTCTGTTGCGTACACGATACATATCTTCACGATACAGGTCCTTTTCGAGATCCAGACTTGCATGCCCAGCACTGTGCAAACTCCACTTGTACTGCCACAGACCTTCAGGTGCAAGCCAGTTAAGACCTTCCACACCATGCGGCAGTCCTTGTGGAATACGAGCAGGATCAATATAGGGTGTACCACTGCCTTTGAGATTCTCATCAAATGGCAGTAATCCTCTGCGTTGTCTGCCTACAAACAGTGCATAGAACGTACTAAGTGCTGGCAAAAACACAGCATAGTCACTTTGATTTGCTGTTAGATTAGTCGGCAGTTCCATTACTTGCTCTGTGCTGGCAACAAGTAACGATATTCTGCAAGTCCACTGTCAACAACAATCTCAGCAACACCATCATCGCTGAACTTAAATGTTGTATCACCGCCGAGACTGAGAATCTTGCTTACTTGTTCAACGGGCCATGCCCAACCGCGTGTAACTGCACCACCAACATCATGTTGGAATACAAAGTTACCTGCATGTGTGCTGTGATCACCAAAGAAAAACTTTAGATCACTGCCTTCTGTTTTAGCAATAAATGTAGTTTCTTCACTGTTAGCACTAATCATAAACTTGAAACGTTGGATACTTGCTACTGTAGGCTGAAACTCAATACCCCAATTTACTTCACGCATCTTAACTGTTTTAAGTTTTTCGTTAATAATTTCACTTGCCATAAAGCGATAGTCGTTCTTAAAGTCGCCGCCAGCATTTTCAAAATGAATACCAACTGGTACATTCTCGCCGTTACGTTCTTGTGTGTTGATTGTAATTTTTGCATCTTCGTTGTATTCTGGAATACGCAGGATAACACCAAGTTTGTCCAAGTTAGGCATACCAAATGTGCCCATAAAATCTGCTACTGGTGTTTTAGTTGTTGCTTGTAGAATAACACTGCGGTCTTCTGCAAGTCCTTCAATTGTTGTGGTTTTGTCTGTGCCTGTAACTTTTACAAGACTAATAAAGCCAAGCGAATGTGTGTGCTTGACAATGTCGAGTAGATAATCTTTCATAAGGATGTCCTTTACTGTTAGTGTGCCTATATTATATTTAGATTTTGTGTTGAAGTCAATATTATTTTTGTGGATATGCTGAACTGTTAATACTAGTTCGGTTAGGAGTCTCAATTTTTACAAGTGGACTACTAAGTTTTTGACTACTAAGTGTTCCTGGTTTTTTAACTACCATGTAACTATGGCTACCATTATGTACATCGCCTTGATTCACTATGTCAAAACCAAACATCTGTACCATGTTTGTCATAAGTGTTTTGGTATTATATGCCCTATAGTCGTTTGCGCAAAGATCTAAACTTGCAAGTTGCTCACAATCGTTGTAACTAAAAATAAAATGCCCGCCAGGCAGTAACAGATTATAAACTTTTTGTACTTCTGTTTTAATAGGATCTATGGGCCAAAATTCGTAACTATTAATACTTACTGCAAGTCCTAGTTGTCCTTGTGGCAAGTGTAATAAGTTATCGTAAAACATAATACGCTTTTCACTAAAAAAGTTATTGAACTTGCTTTTTACTGCTTCTTTGTCTAAAACATTTCCAGTATATAAGTACAGTGGATCATTTGCTAAAAATGCTCTTGTTAGAAAACCATTACTAGGATTTAATTCAATCGCTGCCCAGCGCCAGTCACTATGGTATCCAATTTCTTTCTTTACAAAATTTACAAAGTTTAAGTCTAAATTTTCTACGCGACGATTCATTAGATCAAAGTCCGGAGCCTGCTCTGCAAATTTATCGTAATCACGCTTTAGTATGAAAAGTTCTTCTTGTCTAAGTAAGTGATTGCTATTTTTATTAATTTTATCGAGCAAGTCATCGTGGTCTTTTTTTAGTTTTAGCATTTCATCTAAAACCTTATTAAGACGATCATAATTCTGTTTATCTTTGAAAAAACGTGATTGATCTTGGTAGTAACTTTGTTGAGTTAGGAGATCGTTTTCTATGTCAAGTTTATATTGTTGATTATCTCGTAGCATACGAGTCAGCAATAACATTTTGTCGATTAGTTTCATTGACGTTCTCCACTAGTATTTATATGCGTATATTATTCAAAAGAGAATAAGTCGTCAAATGTGTTAGCAGTTTGGGTTGCTTCTCCAAGATTCCAATTTAATACACTTAGTAAGTTGTCAATCTTTTGATCAACAATAGTGCCTTCCATCGCCGCATCATCAAACGGCAAGTCTTTGAACCACTGTGGCAAATGTGTTTCGTCTGTGGGATATCCTACACTAGTATAGCCAAGTGGATTTGGTTTGAGTTTACACACAATAGTTTTAGCACCATCCATGATCTGACTGCTATACTTGTCACTGTTCATTGTGCGCAGTGTATTCCAGTTCATAGCCGCTCTGACATGTCCGGGCATGTTTGCTTTACCCAGTCGCTTTTCTTCTGCTGTATACTTGGTCAAGTTGTTTACACGCTTGGGTGTGCCTTTTTCCCAGCCTGGACGATCTTTGAACGCATATTTGAACTCTTTGATCTTGTCCACAATGTAGTCTTTGTCTTTGCCTGTTAGTACATCCAATAGCAGTTCACTCATAAAGTCCTGCATGATCTTTGGCGTATCACTGCGCTTCAAGTCTAGTCCCATTGCTTTAACCTTACCTGGCTTGCCCTCTGTATCCAAACGGAAACCTTCCAAGTCATAGATCAGTGCTGCATAACGCTTTTTAGTAATGTATAGACCTTTAGTAGCAACAATCTCTCTACCACCTTTGATGATCTCGCCATTCTCACGTGGGCAATGAAAAGCACGTTCCATAAACACAGGAAACTCATCGTTAACTCTGTCAGCAATATTGTCATACAGTTGTGTACAAATCTCTTTGCCCCACTCTGCTCTTCCTGCTTCAACTTCTTCTCGCATCATGGGCCAAGCACTAAAGTATACACTGTCAGTATCGCCATACACAATAGCATCACCTACATGATTCTCCTCTCCTGTAAGGAGACCATTAACTGTTTCAGCCATTCGCTTGCTGATGCACCTTCCAGTAAGAGTTGTGGATTGCCCAATACGATGGTCAAAGAAACGACACCCAGGATTAAGAATAGCACCGTATAAACTATTAAGATTAATCTTCTTAACCAACTGTCGCTTATCCCAATATTCAACGGCATCTGCGTCTCCTTCATCTTTAACTTTTTTAAGTTCCTTCTGCATGTCTTTGCGTTCAGCATACCAGCGTTCAAGTAGTCCAGGAACAATGCCTTTGCGTTCATATGTAAAGATAGTACCGTTAGCACTGAGTGTCCATGGTTGATTACTGTCAAACACTAGACGCCATACATCATATGCACTAAGTGTATCTTCATCGCCATTTTCCCAGTCAATGGTAATCTCTGTGCCACGTTCCATGTTCATAACTGCTTGATACTCTCGGCTACCAAACTCGCCTTCCCAAGCATCAGCAAACGATTTCTTTTGTCCCATCAAATCTCTGATGCGACTTTCAGTCATTGTTTGACGCAGTTGTCCTACTACAGTTTCTGGACCCATGTTAAGAGCACGAATCACACTAGGATACAGACTGTTAATGTCAATAGCGCCAATCCAATCATGCAAACCTTTTTTAGGATACGCAACGTAAGCACCTGCCGCTGTTGTTGGCTCGCCATCTCTGTTGCGTCTGTTTGGTACAACCATGCCACGAGCATGTGCATCATTGATAATGGCTTGTTCTGTCACAGCAACCGCACCCATTGTGGTCATCAGCAACACTGTGTTTTCATGTGCCAACACATTAGATAGTTCAATGAAACGCAGTTTCTTATCCAGTTTGTTTAGCAGTGCAGTATCCTGTCTGTTATAGTCAATGAACTTTTCAAAGTCTTGATTGTACAGTTGATCCAGTGTGCCTTCATATGCTACTTTGCGTTCATCTAGTTCATGCTCACCAATGGCATCCAAACTGTAACTGTGACGTTCTTCATAAGTGTATTTGCGATACAGTTGCATGTAGTCCAAGTGTACACGCCCTACTAGATCAAACGTAACACTTTCAGTACCATAACGCTCAAATGTACGCTTCTTGGGCAACTGTCCAAATAAACACCAACGTCTATTATCTTCCTTGCTTAGTACACGAGTAATACGATTCACTGTGTATGGAATATCATAACCTTCACTGTTCCAGCCACTTACAATGTCGGCATCTTCTAACAAGTCGAGAAACACATTCAGCATCTCGCCTTCGTCTGTAAACAAGTATGTGTTGTCAAACTGCTTACAAAGATCTTCTGCTGTTTGCATGGTCATGCCACTTGGCGGAATAGCCAACGTGATTAGTTGATCTGTCCAATCTAAATATAGACTAATTGCAGTGATTGGGTTGAAGGGATCTTCAGGACTACTATATCCCTTGTCTTTGTCAAAGTCAACTTCAATATCGAAAAACGCTGTTTGTAGTTTTGGAGGTTCTGCACCCAAGTAGTTTTCTTCCAAGCAACGGAATATAGGATTGATGTCACTTTCCCATAGACCTTTGCCGCCTTGAATCTTAAGTTCTTTCATAAACTCTTTGCGATTGCGTGTACTAAATCTACTAACAGGCTTGTCATAGATAGTGCGATGTTTGCCGCGCGGATCGTCATAGTAAAACACATAGTTAGCAGGCAATTCACGATACTCGCGTTTGCCATTAATACGTTCTACAACATGAATACGATCATGCTCTCTGTCAAAATATGCGTCTACATAACTCATTATAACAATCCTATTACATATATGAATGTTAACAGAATATTCATCCAAAGTAAACTATTTTCTCGCCACAAATAACCTACCAGTATCCATAGTCCATTTGCTACTATGAATCCCCAGTGATGCCAATATAATTCAGGGACAAAACTTGCTAGACTAGCAGCACCTACTAACCAAGCAGTTGCTAACCATGCTACCCATTGATAAGGTTTACGTTCTACCACCATGATACTGCTACTCCGTATCCAAATACATTTACTAAACTAAAATAAAAAGTGAGCATCATAACCCAAGCCGCGCCACGTCTGTATGCAGCATAACACTGCGTTGTGCTTCCTATAAAGAAAAATGGGTATACAATACTCATGTCCGGATCATAAGCGTTAAAAGCAAGTGTAAGACTAGCACCCACTGTGAAGATAAAACTTATTAACTCAAAGTAAAATGCAGTCTTGTCACTAACAAAACTGTTTATCCAAAACTGTTTGATATTTTGCACTTAGATTTTGCCAACTGTTGCTAGAATATTTTCAAGTTCTGTATATTCATCAGTAACTTTTTCAAACTCTGCTTTGTATGCTGTGCGCACTGCTTTTTTAAGTACAGTAGGTTTAATTTGCATTTCTTCTGCTACTGCTTTAATTGTGTCGTTAAGACCGTTGTTTAGGTCATCTACTTCCTGCATAACTGTCAAACCTTCGTTTACAAGTTGTGTAAGTTTTGCTTTTTCTTCACTTGAGAAAACTCTATCGCTCATGGATAACTCCTTTAGTTTATATTAGTATACTACTTAAATGTTACTGTGTCAAGATGTGAAATCATCTGTTGTGTATTTTCTTTTGTAGGACATTGAGCACATATCTTGTTTGGCTTGCCGAAATTTTTTATAAAGTCCTGTATGTCTTGATTACTAGAAAATGCGCTTATTCCTTTAGGTATGTATTTACGCCAGTGTTCGTAGTTTGGATTGCCAAATCGTTCCAGTGTTTCTGCTAATAAGCCGCTGGTGCTGCACTTGTAGATTATACCTTTGTATAGTAATGGACAAGTTTGTTGTATACAACTTTCAAATGCTTGCACAGGATTATTATTGTGTGGCATCATGTCATTATATGTGCCACAATATGTTTTTAAAAATACGTTAGGTGTTTTTACATGAAAGCGAAAGTTATTTTTGGTTATGTATCTGTCAATACCATATTCATTAATAGGTTTCCAATCATAACTATCAAAAACACGATTTACTACATTCTGTAAACGATCTGGAGTATGCGCTGTAATTTTTAAACTTACATTGCCCAATTCATACATTAGATCAACAATATCCCAATGCTTTTCTAACAATAATCCATTTGTAGTAAATCGAATTTGACTATCCGGCATAAGTTTCCTTACACCTTTTAACCAGTCACATACCTGTGGATTAATTAGTGGTTCACCGCCCATAATACCAAAGTCTGGAATGTCAATGCGCTGTAACCAACTTTCTAGATGTGCTTTGCCTTCTGCCCAGGTAACATATCCACTGTGTTTAATATCACTGTAATTTGTGCAGCCAACACAACTTAGATTGCATGATTGTGTAATCATGGTTTCAACAAAAGGTAATACTGGTTTCATAGATCTATTATACTAGATATGTTGTGTAATTTCAACTGTTAAATCACTAGATCCTTTAATTAATCTGTGATATACTGCTTCTGGAATAAAATATTCTCTACCAGGCACAAGTGCCATTGGCAAGCGATTGTCTAATTGTAAACTCCAGCCCGAACCTTCTAGTACACGAACAGTACGATCTTCTGCATCACGGTGCCAGCAAAGGTCACTGTTGTCTGCGTCTTCTCTAAATGTTCTGTGTTTAATGTTAGGTGCGACTTGGGTTTCCTCGTAGGGTTTTACCACCATTGTCCGCCTTTAACTCCCAACGCCTTGTAACGTGGAGTACGGCAACTCCAGTAACGAGCCGTCATTTTATCGTTTGCTTGTTTACATTTATGGCGTGCTACAAACGAACGCACTGCGCCTCTGTCCTTAGCCTTAACACTAAGTCCAGTTGTATCTCCCCAACTGATCTTCTTTACACGACCAGTCTTTGGATTCTTTACATATACATAAAACTTTTTACTACCGCCACGCTTTGGGCTGTTAAGTTTTACTTTGCGTCCTTGATATTCTGCTTCATCTAATTCTAGTTCTTCCATTGGAACATCTAGTGGCACAAGTTCGCCCTCTACCATGATACATTCGCCGATGTCTGTGTTAAGTAGTTCTTGATCCTGCCAATCCAAGTTTAGTTTATCTGCTACTTCGCGTACCTGTCTGTAAAACTCTGTAAATGCAGGCGAACCTGCACGGAACATGCACTCTGTAAACGGAACATTTTTAGCAACATGCTCACGAATAGCGTTTTGTACATCTTCAAACTGACTTTGTGTTAGTTTTGCTTTAAGAGTTTTGTTTGGATTTAACTGGTATGATAGATCTGTAGTTTTTTTACCACCTCGAGCAGTTGCGTCTGTTTGCTTTATATTCATTCCACCAACACTTGTACCAACTGTTGTAGTATAGCCAGTTTCTTTAGATCCTTTTGCAGAAACATTCACACCTGAGCCTGTTGTGTAATCTATTTTCTGATAACCTGGAGTAGCATCTGGTCTGAATGTTTGTGTTGCTTGTAAGCCACCTATCTTAGGAGTTTGTACACTAAGAGTTCTGCCACTGCGATCTTTTACAATTGTGCCCTGGTCACTCTTAGTTGTTACTCTGTTGTTTCTTTTGTCAACAGTAGTAGTAACACCTTGTGCATTAGTTGTAGTTACTGGCTGTTCTGTAATAAAATCACTTGCTCTCATTAGTTACTCACATTCTTTGCTTTACCACGACGATTTTTATTAGGATCTTCTCTACGCTTGCGTTTAACTGCTCTCGCAATACCCGCCTTTCCATCTTTTTTACCATCGCCATCTGCATCTGCGTTGCGCAATTTTGCTGCTGCACTCTTACTCAAACATTTAGGTTTTGCATCACCTTTGGTATCGCCACACTTACCAATGCGGTTACCTGAACTATCATAAGCATCCCAGCCGCCACCTCCTGCGCCGCCTTGTTTGCCTTTGCCGAACCACGCTTTGAGATCCTCATGTAGTTCGTAGGCTCGCATTATTTTTTACTCTTATTTCCCCAGTTAGCCGCTCCTACTTTGCGACACTGTACTAGTGCACCACTTGCGTATGCACTGGGCCATACTTTATAACGGCTTTTTACTTTGTGATAGCAAGCATCTTTCTCGCCTGCGGCTTCGTCAAATTCTGCTTCTGTAAGTGATTCGCCTACTTTAAACAGGTCTAGTTGCTTGGGTAATTCTATCTTTTTGACTGGAGAATCTTTTTCTGCTTTTTTATCTTGTAGTTTAGCAAGAGCACGGAACATTTGATCATTGCGTAGGCTTGAAATACTTTTGTATTCCTCTAGTTCTTCTTCGGTAATACTTTCATTTGCGTTTGTTAGTGCAGCCATAGCACGTTTCATCATGCCAACATTTAGATCTACACCCACTGTTAGATCAGGATCCATACGTTTTGCTTCTAGTTCACTTTTAGTTAGTGCAGTTAGTTCCATGGCC